CCCAGGACAAGTTATTGCTGTATCGTGGCAGTTGGCTCTAAGGATTGGAGGCTGTCACTTGTCAACTGACACCAAACTGTGCAAAAGCTGCAATCAGCGATTACCATCCAGTAGTTTCGAAATAGGTAAAAATTCAAAAGGCGTTTACGTTCGACAAACCTGCAAAGTCTGCGTGGGTATCGGGCGGCGCAAGCGGTATTCGTCTACGCCACGAAGCTATTTTCAGCAAGCCATCCAATATTCCAAAAGTTCGTATAAAAAGAATAATAGAAACGTAGCCAACCTTCAGCCTTATGTGCTTAATGTTGATGATTGTCTGGACTTATGGGAACAGCAACGAGGGAAATGCGCGATATCCGGTGTTCAGATGACGCACCACCGCGACGGATCGGGTAAAAAAGAATTCAATGTCTCGTTAGACCGCATAGAACCTGGGGGTGCGTACAGTAAAGCCAACGTGCAATTGGTTTGTTATCGCATAAACATCATGCGTCATGTGCTGAATATCGATATGTTCTTTTGGTGGATCAAGAACATACATGATTTTTCGGTTGAAAATAAAGATTAGTGGGACTAATATTCTCAAATGAAAAATACAGTAGAAGTAGTATGTCTCGACGGCCTTGAAGCGGCCATTATTGGTCAGACTACAAGGGACGGAAAAACGGAGGTATTAGTCTACGATGCCGCGCTAGTTAGCAAGTTGTTATTGCAGCTTGGCTATATCGATTTTGATGCTTTTGACTTTGAGATGCAGCTTATAGAAACAGATGGCGTTGAAACTCAAAAACGCCCTGTGTTTGTTTACTTGGACAGAGATGTAAAGGACAGAATAGTTGGCACTCCATCACTCAGAAGACGAGACACTCCCCTCCATTGACATTGATTCACAGATGTCAGAGGCAGAGTTCAAATCGCATTTGCCTTATGCGGGTCTTAATTATGGCTCGCTTACGGTACAACAGGAAAAGTTTGTATTGCTACATGTCAGTGGCATGAGTCTCGCGGCAGCAGGTCGGGCAGCGGGATATGCCTCGCGCAGATTGGCTTACGAAACGGCCAAGAAGCCCAATGTGCAAAAAGCCATTGAGTATTTTAGAGAACAGATGCGCGAAGAAGTGAAGTTCACGGCGGCAAACGCTCATCACATGTACATGGAGTCGTACACCGCAGCAGCCAATTCTACAGAAATGAGAACAACAGTGGATTCCCTGGTCAAACTGCATGGGTTGGCACAACCAGAACAACAGACACAGGTGAACATACAGATTAACGGCACAAAACAGCTCGAACGGATGACTGACGAAGACCTTCTTAAAATCGCTGGTAAGGATACAGAATACTTGGAACCTAAAAGTACCAATGGAGATAGCGAAGGCTGAGTGTAAGAGATGTAAAAATCTCTACAATGAAACTCTAGTCAACAGTAGTCGGTTGTGCGTGTATTGCAAAGCCGATGAAGTTGACAAGTTGCCCTCGCCAGTTGTTAAAGAAGAAGTGCCAACTGCCAAGAAGTCCGAATCGGACATGGCAAGAGAAGAATTAGCACTTCGCATCCTGACACGTAAAAGATTACTGCCGTTCGTTGAAAGATTTAATCCTGAATATCTAGCGGGTTGGGTCCATAAAGACGTATGTAAACGCCTGGAAGATTTTTCCCGTGCTGTTGTTGCTAAAGAATCTCCGAGGTTAATGCTGTTCTTGCCACCTCGACATGGCAAATCGACACTTGCCAGTATTGCTTTCCCTGCTTGGCACTTGGGACGTAACCCTGAACACGAGTTTATTAGCTGTTCTTATTCTGGCTCATTGGCAATGGGCTTTAGTAGGAAGGTGCGTAACTTGTTAAGGGAGCCTAGTTATAAAACGGCTTTTGATAAAACTCGCCTTGATCCTGAAAGCCAGAGTGCCGAAGCGTGGCTGACTACACAAGGCGGCGGATTCGTCGCGGCAGGTGTTGGCGGTGGTATTACAGGTAAAGGTGCTCATGTTTTAGTGATCGATGATCCGGTGAAAAACCGCGAGGATGCTGAATCGCAAAACAACCGCGATGCCAATTGGGATTGGTATACGTCAACTGCCTACACACGTTTAGCCCCAGGTGGTGGAGTGCTTGTCATTCTGACGCGGTGGCACGACGATGATCTGGCAGGTCGGTTATTAAAAGGGACTACTGAAGGCGGTGACGAATGGGAAGTAGTGCGTTACCCCGCTATTGCAGAGGAGAAGGAGGAGTTTAGAAATTTAGGTCAAGCTCTGCACCCTGAAAGATATGACGTTCCCAGTTTAGATCGAATCAGAAAAGCAGTCGGCCCACGCGACTGGTCGGCGCTGTATCAACAAAACCCTGTTGCAGATGACGGGGATTACTTTACTCGCACAATGATTAACTACTACGAGAAAGGTGATGTCGATGAAGAACGACTTAGGTATTACGTTGCGTGGGATTTGGCAATCGGTCAGCGTGATCGCAATGACTATAGCGTGGGTATGTGTATCGGTGTTGATGAGCATGATCGTTTGTATGTTATGGATGTGGTTCGTGGTCGCTACGATGGTTTCGAATTGGTGGAAAAAATTCTGGATTTTTATGAGCAGTGGAAACCATCAATTATAGGTATTGAAAAAGGCCACATCGAAATGGCACTTGGGCCGTTTTTAGAAAAACGTGTTCGAGAGAGGGGCTTGTACGAAGCCTATTTTAAAGATTTGAAGACCGGAAGGCGTGACAAGGAAGCAAGAGCGCGAGCAATACAGGGTCGTATGCAACAAGGGATGGTATACATTCCGAAAGAAGCACATTTCACTGGCCCACTTGTCGCAGAACTTTTGAGATTTCCAAACGGATTACACGATGACCAAGTTGATGCTATGGCATGGCTTGGACTTATGATGACGGAGTTTGCGACTTATCAAGCTCCTATTATTAAAGAACCCAGTTGGCGAGATCGTCTTGCAGGTTTAGCGCATGACGACAAGCGTAAATCAGCGATGAGTGCATAAATTATGGCGTATTCAAAATCTAAGAATCTAGCTCCTGAAAAAGAAATGGAAATCGCAGATACACAATGGCATCGGTATGTTCGTGCGCGGGATAACGGGCATACGGACTATATTGAAATGGCGAGAAAATGCGACTCGTTTTATCGCGGTGAACAATGGGATGCAAATGACATTGCAACGCTTGACGCGGAGGGTCGCCCTGCCCTGACTATTAATACTATTTTGCCTACCGTGAATACGGTATTGGGCGAGCAGTCATCGAGGCGAGCAGATATTCAGTTCAAACCCCGACGCGGTGGCGATCAGGAAACAGCAGACGTACTGACCAAGTTGTATTTGCAGATTGCAGACAACAACAAACTCGACTGGTTGGAGCAGCAAGTATTTTCTGACGGCTTGATTATGGATGGCCGTGGGTACTTTGATGTGCGGATTGATTTTACAGATCACACACAGGGCGAAGTTAAAATTACGGCTAAAGACCCTTGCGACATTTTGCTCGATCCTGATGCAAAAGATTATGACCCTGCTTCTTGGACAGAGTTTTTTGAAACTCGGTGGATGACGCTTGATGAGATCGAAGAGCTGTACGGTAAGAAGCAAGCGGAAAAATTAACTTTTATTGCTGAGAACGGCAACTCGTATGGGCGCGATTCGATTGAATACGAAGAAACTCGATTCGGTGATGCTGACACACACGAAGAACATATCCCAGGTGATGATGAGTATAGGAAGGTTCGATCCTTACGAGTTATTGAAAGACAGCATAAAAAAATGTCGCGCTGCGATTATTATGTTGATCCACTTACTGGCGATCAAAGACCTGCCCCTGCGAATTGGTCTGACCAGAAAAAGAAAAAATTTGGTAAGCAGTACGGTCTAAGTTTAATTTCTAAAGTTGTTCCTAAAGTTCGATGGACAGTTACTTGCGATAAATGTGTGTTGCATGATGACTGGTCGCCCTACCCTGAGTTTACGCTTGTTCCTTACTTTGCTTACTTCCGCCGGGGCAGACCTTTCGGCATGGTACGCAATTTATTATCTCCGCAAGAACAACTAAACAAAATTGCTTCCCAGGAACTACATATTGTTAATACAACAGCAAACAGCGGCTGGATGGTTGAGTCCGGTTCGCTTGTTGGCATGACCCCAGATGATTTAGAAGAAAACGGCGCACAGACTGGTTTAGTCGTGGAGTATGCCAGAGGCACTAATCCCCCTACTAAGATACAACCCAATACGATCCCAACAGGTTTAGATCGTATCGGCCAAAAAGCAGCGGGAAATATTAAACAAATTTCTGGCGTAAATGACTCGATGTTAGGAACGGACGGGCAAGAAGTATCTGGTATTGCGATACAGGCAAAACAGAACCGTGGCGTTGTCATGATACAAGTGCCACTGGATAATTTGCGAAAAACCAGACACTACCTTGCTGAAAAAATATTACGCTGCGTTCAGCAGTTCTATACGGAAGAACGTCTTATACAAATAACAGATGAGTCTGATCCGCTGAAACCTCGTGAAGAATTAATGATTAATGAGATGTCACCGGAAGGTCGCGTTATCAATGATCTGACACTTGGCGAGTACGATGTGGTCGTAGCGACTGCACCCGCACGAGACAGTTTTGATGAAATACAGTTTGCCGAAGCATTGAATCTCAGACAGGTTGGTGTAGCAATTCCTGATGATGCGATTGTTGAATACAGTCACCTGACTAAGAAAGGCGAGCTTGCTAAACGTATACGCGAATTAACTGGTCAAGAGCCGCCTACTCCAGAACAAGCTGAAATGCTGGCAATGCAGAATCAGCTTGAAATGATGAACATACAGCTTGAAATTCAGAAGCTCGAAGCTGAAGTACAAAAACTTCAGTCTGAGGCTGCTTTGAATATGGCGAAGGCTACAGACACTGCCGAAGTGCAGCCACAGCTACAGATTGCAGAAATACAATCTAAGCTGGCAATGAAGAACCAAGAACTTGAGTTGAGAAGGGAACTTTCTGCAAGCACCAATGAAATCCGCAAAGGACAATCGGATACTCAGGCCGCAACTAAAATAGCGTCAACAGCTATGCAAATGGCAAATAAGCAGCAAACAAACCCACCAACCGATACTGGAGTTAACTAATGGCTAAGAAAGAAGAAGCGCAAAACGAAGCAGTTGAATTCGAAAGAATGCCGGGTTCTGAGGAAATCGAAAAGCCCGAAGACATTGATCTTAATTTTGGATTAGGCGAAGAAGAAACAGAAGAACAGCAAACTCAGGAGGTGAGTGAGGAAGCTGTTGCAGAGGAAGAACCTGTCGAAGAAACCACCCAAGAAACGGAGGAAGTTAGTGCTGAATCTGAGGAACCTACTGAAACCGAAGAAGAACAGGAAGAACCAGTTGCCGAGCAGCCTGAAGAGGCAGAACCTGCTCAAGAAGAAACGCAAGCTAAAGAACCA